AAGGCTTTCGTTGAAACCAAGCGCGACAAGGACGGGCTTCTGTCTGCAGAGGACGCGGCTTCCTACGCTGAAATGGAGCAGAAGATTAAGGACTACGGCGCTGAAATCGAGCGCATGGAGCAGATGGCGGCTATGGACGCGCAGCTTTCTAAGCCTACTTCGACACCTCTCACCGCAAAGCCGCTGAACGGTGACAAGCCCAAGTCCGGCAGAGCAAGCGATGAGTACAAGGCGGCGATACTGAACGCTCTCCGCACGAATTTCAGACAGGTGTCCGATGTACTTTCCGAGGGCGTTGACGCTAACGGCGGATATCTCGTTCCTGAGGAGTACGACAGCCGCCTAATCGACACGCTGACCGAGGAGAACATCATGCGAAAGCTGGGTCACACCATCACCACCAGCGGCGAACACAAGATAAACATCGCCGCCACCAAGCCCGCCGCAGCGTGGATTGACGAGGGTGGAGCGCTGTCTTTCGGTGACGCAACTTTCGCGCAGATTAACCTTGACGCGCACAAGCTGCACGTTGCGGTTAAGGTGACTGAGGAGCTGCTCTATGACAACGCTTTCGGGCTTGAAAGCTACATAATCGAGCAGTTCGGCAAGGCGCTGTCCAATGCGGAGGAGGACGCTTTCCTCAACGGTGACGGCGTTGGCAAGCCCCTCGGACTTTTCTCCGACAAGGGCGGCGGCGAGGTTGCTGTCACTGCGGCGAGCGCAACTGCGATAACCGCTGACGAGATAATCAACCTTGTTTACTCCCTCAAGCGCCCCTACCGCAAGAATGCGAAGTTCATCATGAACGACCAGACTATTGCGGCGCTCCGCAAGCTGAAGGATAACAATGGCGCATATCTCTGGCAGCCGTCCCTCCAGGCGGGCGAGGTCGACAGGCTGTTCGGCTATGAGGTTTACACCTCTCCGTATGTTCCCACTATCACCGCAGGAAAGCCTGTAATCGCATTCGGTGATTTCAGCTACTATAACATCGGCGACCGTGGCACTCGTTCTTTTGCGGAACTCAAGGAGCTGTACGCAGGAAACGGCATGGTGGGCTTTGTGGCGAAGGAGCGCGTTGACGGCAAGCTGATTCTCCCAGAGGCTGTGCAGATTCTCAAGATGAAAGCCGGCTCGAGTTCATGATGAATGAACTGCTTACCAAAGTAAAACAGAACCTCATACTTGAACACTCGGCGGACGATGAACTCATAAGCGGGTTCATCACCGCCGCTGTTTCCTATGCCGAAAGCTATCAGCATATCGAGCAGGGATATTACACGGACAATCCCATGCCACCGACTACCGAGCAGGCAGTCATAATGCTATCCTCGCATTTCTACGAATCAAGGGACGGCAGCACAGGTGGCTTTTTCGGAGATAATGTTCAGGCGGGAAAGCAAGTGTGGGATACCGTGAATATGCTCCTGCGACTGGACAGGCGGTGGAAAGTATGAGTTTCGGAAAGATGAACACGCAGATACAGATAACGCAGAAACAGGTCACGCTTGATGACGAGGGCTTTCAGACGGAATCCGATGTCGTTGTAGCAACGGTCAGAGCCTATCGTGAGGGACGGCACGGCAGTGAGAAATGGGCTAACCGAGCCGCCTTTTCCGAAGCTACCGACCTGTTCCGTTTTCGCACCATTCCGGGGGTGAAAATATCCACGGATATGCGGCTGTTCTGTGATGGCACTGTATTTGATATAACCTCTGTCGAAGATGTGAAAGGCAGAGGTATGTATATCGAGGTTCTGTGCAAGGAGGTGCAGCCGAGTGGCTAAGACTGATGTTAAAATGCCCGATGAGTTCCTTTCGAGAATTTCTCAGCTTGGAGCGCAGACCGACAGCATTGCTGAAAAGGTATTGCAGGCGGGCGGCGAGGTCGCTCTTGCAAAGGTAAAAAGTAATCTCAAATCCGTTGTAGGTTCGGGAACGAAAAGCAAATCCCGCTCCACGGGAGAACTTGAACGGTCGCTCGGTTTATCTCCGGTTATGGTCGATAAGAACGGAAATCATGACATCAAGGTCGGTTTCTCCGAACCTCGCTCTGACGGGTCAAGCAACGCTAAAATAGCGAATATTCTCGAGTACGGAACAAGCAGTCAGTCGGCGAAACCGTTTCTGAAACCTGCAAAATCCGCTGTGAAAAAGCAGTGCGTGGAAGCCATGAAATCCGCATTTGAAAAGGAGGTCGAGGGGCTGTGAGCCTGCTTTCGGAACTCTCTGCGATAGCCAAAAAGCTGAAAATCCCGGCGCAGACCTCTGTGTATTCGGGAAAGGCACCGGACGAATATCTGGTATTCACTCCGCTGTACGACAGCTTTGAACTTCATGCCGACAATGCGCCGACTGCCGATGTGCAGGAAGTGCGGATTTCTCTTTTCAGCAAAGGAAACTACACCCGCACTGCAAGCAGGCTGGTGAAATCTCTGCTTAATGCAGATATTACCATAACCGCCCGAAAGTATGTCGGTCACGAGGACGACACGGGCTATCATCACTATGCCGTTGATACGGCAAAAAACTTTGAAATGGAGGAGATATAAATGGCAACAATAGGTCTTGACAAGCTGTTTTACGCTGAGATAACGGAGGACAGTGACGGCAACGAAACCTACGGAGTTCCCGCTTCGCTTGCAAAGGCGATTTCGGCAGACCTCTCCGTGGAGCTTGCGGAGGCTACTCTTTACGCCGATGACGGCGCTTCTGAAATCGTCAAGGAGTTCAAAAGCGGTACGCTTTCCCTTGGTATTGACGATATAGGGAATGACGCGGCTTCGGTTCTGACGGGAGCGACTATCGACAGCAACAACGTGGTCATTTCCACCAGTGAGGACGGCGGCAAGCCCGTGGCTATCGGGTTCAGAGCGAAGAAGTCCAACGGCAAGTACCGTTATTTCTGGCTTTACAGGGTCAAGTTTGGTATTCCGTCAACCTCGCTTGCAACAAAGGGCGACAGCATTACGTTTTCCACGCCTACAATTGAGGGAACGGTTCTCCGCAGAAACAAGCCGGACGGGAACGGAAAGCACCCGTGGAAAGCGGAAGCGACCGAGGGCGAGAAGAATGTTCCGGACGGCGTAATCACGGGTTGGTACAAGTCCGTGTATGAACCTACATTCACGGTAAAGCCTGCTGAAACAGGCAAGTAACGGAGGTATGAGTAATGACGAATGAACGCAGTTCTTTAATTACAATCGGCGGTGAACAGTATGAAATGATTCTCACCACCAGAGCGACAAAGGCTATCTCTGCCCGCTACGGCGGCTTGGATAATCTGGGCGATAAGCTGATGAAATCCGAAAATATGGAGATGGCACTTGATGAGATAATCTGGCTGATAACGCTGCTTTGCAATCAGAGCATTGAGATACATAATCTCAGAAACAGCGAGAAAAAGCCGCTTCTCACCGAGGAAACCGTGGAGCTTCTGACCTCCCCCGGCGAGCTTGCCGAGTACAAGGACGCAATCACAGAAGCTATGCTGAAAGGCACAAAGCGCAATGTGGAAAGTGAAGATACTCCAAAAAACGCAGTAACAGCCGGGTGAATGACGCAGAACTATTCACCCGGCTGTTCTATTACGGAACGGCGCATCTGCACCTCGGTTCGGAGGAGGTGTGGCTTATGCCGTTCGGGTTTCTGATGGATCTGTGGGAGTGCCATAAGCAATTTATGGGGATTGCAAAGCCTAAGCGGGAGATGGATATTGATGAGGTTGTGCCTGTGGAAATATAATTGGAAAAGGGATTGAAAAATGTGGAAATGCGTGGTATAATAAATTATATATGACTGATAAGTGAAAGTTGTATATAATTTATGTTTAGCAATTGCAATCTGTATGGGAGGTTCATTATGAAAGCTTTTTGCCCCGATGTTATGGCTGATGTTGAATATAAAAGCAAGCTAGAGAGCCTGTTTGAAAATCAGGTAGGTCTTTATAGAGATCTATATAACGAATACAGCCAATCCCTAAAGATCATGTTAAAAAATAATTTTGATGGTACATCTAACACAAAAAGTCTGTATGATTCAAAAAAAATAATAGAATTTCCTTCAAGCAGTGCTGAAACACTCGCACGAATCATTTTATCACTTTACAGCAAAGGTCCAACTATTGATATTACTTGGCAAGATTTAAAGACAAACTTCAATACTATTCTTGATTTGCTTCAAGCAACGCTTAAAGATAACAATGTTGGACAACATTTTGCTCTTGCAGTTATTTTAGAAACGCGTTATGATCGTAACATTTCTAATCACTACAATGGTCTTGCCGACAACCCATCAGTTATTAGATTAATGAATGTCATTCGGGAAATGTTGGTTTTTATTGATCCAGAACTTGAGGGAAATCTTCCCAAGTTTGAATTTCCCAACGAAAAAACACCTGATATTCAGTCGCTGTTTTCAAATGATATACTCGACTACAAGCACAGAAAGCTTGTGCTTGTAGTGGGTTCACTGCATGACATTCCTGAAAATCAGAGGGCTTTGTTAGCTAACATGCCGTGGTCAGTAGTAATTGACTTGGACGCTGCGTCAGACTACGGCGGCCTTCGTTCTGCAGTAAATGATGAGAAAAGAATAAACACAGTCCTTTGGAATACTGTTGACCCCAATGCTGATAGAAGTGTTGATTCTGGCATAACAGATTGGTATACCTGCGGAGATTATCTTGACTTACTTAATCACAATCAGCGTATATCGAATTCAACATATTCAAGGTTATCATCATATCAGCATTTATCATCCTCTGTGAAAAATGAGGATATCGAACAAGATATTGATCAACTTTATGATGATACTTTAAGCTCATTTCGTAATAGTCCAAAACCTGTCACAATAATATATATGCATAATGATTTTGATTTTGCAAACGGCTTTACATCTAACATTCCTAGAAAACTCAGAAGAATAGGATATACATTTATCGGTGTTTACTATCACAAAAAAGAGGATGTAAAGAAACTTGCATCAAATATGCGTGCAAATTATCCAGAAGATGATCTCGACAGATTCAACTATTTCTGTTGCGATCTTCAGAGTTTCTTTTCCGAACTGGAAAAGTATAAAAGTCGCCTACCAATAATAAAGCCAAGTGAAATTGAACAGACCCTTCCTGGAAATTATGGCCCAGTGAGACTGGAAACAAACCGGATGCAAACATTGAGCGAATACTTTGATGTTTTATATAGTGGATGTGATGTTTTTGACCCAGAGAAAGCAGGAAAGGCAAAAGAAGAATTCTTCAAGGGAAAACAGGTGGAATGGAGTGTGCTTGCCTCTCCAGATGGAATTGTACCATTTTTCAGACATCAAAGTGAAAAAATTAAGAAAAAAATCATCGGACGACTTAAGATTGCAAACTCAGATAATGTAGTAACGGTCTACCATACACCAGGTTTGGGTGGATCGACATTTGTCAGAATGCTGTGTCATTCTATGCACAAAGAATGGCCTGTAGTATGCACTAGAGCCGATTATTCCGCAGACATGGCAGAGCAGTTGAAAAAGCTGTATGATAAGTTAAAAAAAGGCATAGTCATTCTTGCAGACAGCATGGATAATTCAAGTATAATCGCACTAAGCGATAACCTAAAGAAATATCAGACGAGACCTTTCTGCATCGTCACTAGCCAACGTTCTACCGATATTCACCCCGATATGTTGACTGCTCTTTCAGATGAAGAAACAACCCAATTTGTTAACAGATATTATGAAGTCAGCACATTGAGCAACAAAACGCAGAAATACAATGATTTTATCAACACCTTTACTTCCCAGATGAAGGTGCCGTTTCTAATTGCATTGTATTTTTTTGATAAAGATTTCTATGGTGTTGCTGATTATGTAAAGAAAACACTATCACAATGCGAAACAAAGGGAGAACAGAAAGTCATTGCTTATTCTGCTTTATTAAACCTGTTCTGTCAATCAAAAAGTTTGCCGAATAAATTTGCCCTTTATCTAACTTATGGTTTTATTAATCCGCTAAAGCGTTTTTTGAATGAAAAGAAATATGCAAACAGTATACTGATGGAAAACGATAAAAACAGCGGAATTACAACCAAACACTACCTCATAAGCAAAGAGATCCTTCGGCAGACAGCGATAAGTCTTGGCTATATGTCTCAAAACGATGATTATAGCCTGTTCATTTTTAGGTTTGCCTGTGATTTTGCTAATGATTACTTTGATTATATAAAACACAGTAGTCATGGCTTTGAAGAGGAGGATAATGATATTTTGAAAGCACTCATTATCGAAAAAGAAGAAGGGCGCTTCTCAAATCTCATAGAAACCATAGGATTAAACGACTACAGCGAACAAGTGTATAAGGCATTTATCAAACAGGCAGAACAATATACGAGTGACGTCAGAAATGCAGACTCCCAAAAAAGACTTTTCAATGCACTTGCTCACTTTTGGGGACACTTCGGAAGATTCTATGGATGCAATGATAATATTAAATATCAAGATCGAAAAGAAGCAGTGTCCTGTGCTGAAAAAGCCTTGGAATACATGGAGAAAGCATCAGCAAAGGATTCATTAATATACCATATGTGTGGTGAGTCTTACCGTAAGTACCTGTTCGAAAAGTTAAAAAATCTTAGTTCCGCTGGATTTACTAAAGAAAAATACTGTGAAGAAGCTATAAAGTTGGATGAGATTTTTACTATTACCGTCAAAATGTATGATCTTTCCGCAGAATATGGCAACATGATGTATGCATATTTATCGCAGCTAGAACTTTATGTTGATTTTATTGGGAAAATGTATTATGAAGATGGAAAAGATAAAGTTTGGTGTCTTTCACCCGACAAAAAGGCATTATATTTCGAAGATGTCAATAACTTAATTGATGTAATTGATAATTTTGAAATGCCAGAGATTCAAAACATCAACTTCATTAAAACCGTCCAGAAATTCAATGCTATCAACAACTGTGATTCCATAGGTGAAATCATAAATTATTATGATGGTCAAGTGCACAGCTGTCGTGCCAAACAAGATCCAGCATATAAAGTAGTCTCAATGTTCGGACAACTTCATGCATATCTTAAGAAGTGGAAAGAAAGCCCCGATAATAGGGACTTGGAAAGAATAATGAATCTGTTAGACGATATCGTAGAGCAACCATTGAGCGTTTCTGACCCTCATGCAAAACGGCGTATGGCATTTGCTTTCCGCAAATGGCTATATTTTGCAAGATTATCAAGTCGCAGTATCAATATTGGATTGAAAATTGCCGAACGCTGGGCTAATCTTTGTAATGATATGGAAATTAAGGATCCCAGACCATATTATAATTTGTACGTTCTAAACTACTTGAACATGCTAGAAGGGGCTGATAAAGCGCAAGATGCAGAAGACAACAAATTACTCTGTACCAAATTTGCGCAGGATAGTATTGCACTATACGGAAAGCTTTCAACTTATCAAGACTGTCTTATTAGGGGAGAAGGAATGGGGCAATTATGCCCTTTATCCATGATGCAGGCTATTGACAAAACAAAGTTGGTTTCTATCAAGGGTGTATTCGAAGGCACTGAATCCAAAATGGGGTTTATTAGGATAACAGAACCCCAAAGATGGAAAGATCGAAAAGCAAAAATCCGCTTGACAAGTAGTTTAGTTACTCTTTCTGATAAAGTAAGAACCCATGTGGTTGAATTCTATTGTGCCTTTACATATGAGCAAATTATGGCATATAGAGATCTGGCAGCTGATATCACAAGTAAAGAAAATCTGAATAATATATATGACAGCGCGGTATCATTGCATGATTCATCTGTAAAGAGCACACATTGATTAATCAATCATATCGTATAAAAGACTATTGCTTTTTCTACCATAACGTAGATTTGCATTACAAACTCCCATTTTGTCGAGCAGTTTAATGCACTAAAGGAGCAACCACCCCGGCTGCTCCTTTTTCATATATTCCACCCCGAGCCGCAAGGCTCTTTTTTTATGCCCATTCCAAGGAGGTGACGCAGAATGTCCGAAAATTTCGGCTTGAAAATAGGTCTTGAGGGCGAGCGTGAATTCAAGAAATCCCTCGCCGATATAAACAACTCTTTCAAGGTCTTAGGTTCAGAAATGAAACTGGTGGATTCCCAGTTCGATAAGAACGACAAATCCACCGAAGCCCTAACAGCCCGCAGCGAGGTTCTGAACAAGGAAATCGACCAACAGAAGCAGAAAATCGAAACGCTCCGTTCTGCCCTTGCCAATGCCGCCGAGTCCTTTGGTGAGAACGACCGCAGAACTCAAAGCTGGCAGATTCAGCTGAACAACGCTCAGGCGGCTCTCAACGGCATGGAGCGTGAACTTAGTTCCAACAACACCGCCCTTGAAAAGGCTGACAGGGGCTTTGACGATGCCGGAGATGAAGCAAAGGATTTCTCCAATTCCGTCAAGAAAGCCGCCGATACCAGCGAAGACGCTGACGGAAAGTTGAGCAAACTCGGAGATACCGCAAAGAAAATCGGCGCGGCTCTCGGGGCTGCGGCGGCAGCAGTCGGGACAGCCTGTGTTGCTGCAGGAAAAAAGCTGTGGGACATGGCGAATGATGTAGGCTCGGCGGGCGACCAGATCGACAAGACCTCGCAGAAAATCGGCATAAGCGCCGAAAGCTACCAGAAGTGGGGCTATGTGTTCGAGCGCTGCGGCGCTGACGTGAACAACCTCCAGACGGGCATGAAAAAGCTGTCCACCGTCATCACGGACGCAGCGGGCGGTTCGGATTCCGCAGCAGAAAAGCTGTCCGCTGTAGGGCTTTCCATCGAGGAGCTGAACGGCAAATCACAAGACGAACAGCTGAGCATGGTAATCACGGCGCTACAAGGCATGGAAGCAGGCGCAGAGCGTACAGCCGCCGCAAACGACCTCCTCGGAAAATCCGCTGTGGATATGGCGGCTGTCCTGAACACAAGCGTAGAGGAAACCGAACGTCTGAAGCAGGAAGCTGAGGACTACGGCATGGTTATGAGCAATGAAGCCGTGGCGGCTTCAGCAGCTTTTGAGGACAGCCTTACCAAGCTGTCACACACGGCAGGCGGTCTGAAGAATCGCATGGTGGGAGAACTCCTGCCTGGAATAACGCAAATTACGGACGGACTTGCCGACCTCCTCGCAGGCAACGAGCAAGCTGCGGACGAACTGAAAAACGGCGTTACATCTGTTATCGACACTATCCGGACGCTGATTCCGCAGTTTGCGGAACTCATCACCTCGATTGCAGGAGCAGTCCTCGAAAGCGCTCCGGGTATCATCAAGGCGCTTGCTGATGGACTTCTGTCGGCTATCTCGGAGCTTACTCCGACCATCGTCAGAATCGTGACCAAGATAATTTCTGCTCTGGTGGGACTGCTGCCGCAAATCGTGTCAGCCGGAGCGGATATTCTGTTGTCGCTCATCAAGGGCATTGCGGACACGATTCCGCAGCTTGTTCCGCAGATAGTCGCCGTTGTCGTGGAGATAGTGAAAACGCTTGTGGACAACCTGCCGCTTATCCTTGACGCAGCTTTACAGCTTGTGACGGGGCTTGCACAGGGTATTTTAAATTCACTGCCAATCCTCATTGAAGCCCTGCCGCAGATAATCACGGGAATCGTGGATTTCCTCATCGTCGCGATACCGCAGATAATCGAAGCGGGAATACAGCTGCTGACGGCGCTTGTGACGGCTCTGCCGGACATCATTGCGGCAATCGTGGAGGTCATTCCGCAGATAATTGACGGCATAATCAAGGCGGTGATTTCGGCAATTCCGCTTATCATCGAAGCAGGAATCAAGCTGTTAGTTGCGCTTGTGCAGAACCTGCCGACAATTATCACGACCATTGTTGCGGCGATACCGCAGATAATTTCAAGCGTTATAGACGCCGTTATCGGAGCGATTCCGCAGCTCGTTGCGGCGGGCGTTCAGCTGTTTATTGCGCTGATTGAAGATCTCCCGACTATAATCGTGGAGATAGTCAAGGCGATTCCGCAAATCATAACAGGCGTTGTTGACGCATTCGGCAGTTACTTCGGCAAGATGGCGGAGGTCGGCGGTAATCTTCTGAAAGGCCTGTGGCAGGGTATTTCTGATGCGGGCGCGTGGCTCTGGAATCAGATAAGCGGATTTTTCGGCGGCATTGTGGACGGAATCAAGGACTTCTTTGGAATACACTCGCCGTCAAAGCTGTTCGCCAACCTCGGCGGCTTTATGGCGGAGGGTCTTGGCGAGGGCTTCGGCGATGAGATGAAAGACGTTTCAAAGAGCATGCAGAACGCTATCCCATCAGATTTTGACCTCGACATGAACGGCACGGTTTCAGGCTTCAACGGAGTGCAGACGCAGGCGTTTGACATTACAATTCCGCTGAGCATTGACGGTGTACCTCTCACAAAGGTAATTTCGAGAATACAGTGGAATCAGAACAAGGTGACGGTAAGGAATGCGGGGGCGGTGTGATGGTTGAGATAATCGTGACCGAAAACGGAAATGTGCGAGGTGTGTTCACAAGAGTGATTTCGGCTTCGCTTACCGACAGCCTTAATGGAGAATGCACATTTCAATTTTCAGTGATGTCCTCAATGGCTTCGGAGATATTCACGGGACTTGAAGTACAGCTGAAAAGCGACACTCTGAACTACCTTTTTAATGTTGTGAAAGTATCAAAATCCCTGTCAAACGGCATTGCGATTTGCACCGTGGAGTGCGAACACAAGTCCTACGAACTGAACAATGATGAATACAAGCTGAATGAATTTGATTTCAAGGGCGCTCCGGGTGAGTGCCTTATTTCTTTATTGCAAGGCACTTCGTTGACCGCAGGAATCTGCGGCCCGACCGTCCCTATAAAGCTGAAAATTAATCGAGAATGTACCCGCAGAGCCGCCTTAATGCAGCTAATTGCGCTCTGCGGCGGCGAAATCGAGTACAACGGAGCGGAAATAAATATCCGTTCCCACAGAGGTTCGCAGGACTATATCAGCATTATGGACGGAAAAAATGTGTCCGACCTCACGATGGAAACCGACAACCGCTCCGGTACTACAAACTATGGTCTGACGCTGTACAAAAATATCAATTTCTCGGTCGGCGATAACGTGCAGATAGTATTCCACCCATTCAACCTCAATGTGAACACCCGCATAATCGCCATGAGTTTCAATCCGTACAACCGCCGTGAGATTTCAATCGAGGTCGGAGATTATCGTCCGAGCATTTCGGACAATCTCTATCAGATGGAGCAGAAAACCAACGAGATACGCAAGGACGTTGGCGAATCCACTGCGGAACTGAAAACCTCGACAAACAGCACGGATATTTCAGTTACGGAGAAATCACAGCGGCTGTTCCGAATTACTTACAATGCGATTCAAGCAACATACGCGGCATTCTGCTCGACCGTGAAATTTGTGATTTCAGCCGCAGGAACTCTTGCGTTCATTCTGAAAAAGGACGAAAACGAAGTCATGCGGTACGAGGAGTATTTCAGCGAGGGTCCGCACACTAAGACCTACACATACCCGTTCACATCGGAGGTCGGTCAAAATACAATGTCGCTCAGCGTGGTTTCTGCTGACGGCGCAGAGGGCAAGTTTCCAAAAATGCAGACCTGGGGCTATGTAATGGGCGCTTATCTTGCCGGAGATACTCCGTGGGACGGCTACATCGAGGCACGCGAGGGCGAGGTTCATTTTACTATGCGCCGAACCGTCAAAAAATCGCTCGTTTGTAGATCGGATACTCTGCTGTTTGAGATACTTAAATCGCACAAATTCAAATTCGGCGAACCTATGACAGCTTTCATTAAACGTGAGAGGGAAAGAAAAACGCTTGAACCTACTGTACGGGCGGTATTCCCTGACGCATGGAGTCCGAAGATAATCACACCGCCGCCAATAACCGTGGTGAACGTATCGAACAGAAAGCTGTATCTTGAACTGCGAAATCCCATCAAGGCAGAGCGCATTGAAACCGCGGCTTTCACAATGATAGTCACCACCGAAAAGGAAACGGTACGCTTGCAGCCGATTTCCGCTGATTTCGGCGTGGGGGAATTCGGCAGTACGATTTGGCTTGCATTCGGCAGTTCTGTGATGAAAGACAGCGTTCAGAGCATTGCTCTGCTGTATGACGGAGATGTCGGAAATCTGACCGATGTGCTGAATAACGCGCCGTGTAACAGTTTCCAGACATCGTTTATTTATGTACCATTCGAGGAGGAAGAAACATGATAAAAGGACGTGCGACCATTCAGCTTTTTGACGAAAAGACGGGCGAGGTAGTCCGTGAACTGCACGAGGAAAACATGATAACCAACGCAGTGGACACGATTCTCAACCCGCCCGATTACATTGAAATCGGCATGGATTCCGACAACGACCGCAGCTTTAATATGCTGCGTGATTTTGCGGGTAACATTGCCGATACTGCTTTCCGTGGGATTATAGTCTGCCGTGACAAAATCCCCGAGGACGGCAACAATATGATGCTCCCGTGGACGAACGAGGAGATAGGTCACGCAGGAATCGCCAACACGAACACGGACACAAGCATCGGCACTTACAACGCTAATGAAAGCGGCCGCATTGAGAACGGCAAGGGCTACCGCCATGTGTGGGATTTCGCTTCGGATAAGGCGAACGGCGAGATCAGCTGTATCTGCCTTACCACCAAGGACGGCGGCACAAACGGAATGCACCATTCCTACTGGAATCTGTCCTGCGGAGGAACTGACCTTAACAGCAGTTCTCTGGATTCGTTCAGGCAGGCATATCACACTATTGTCGGGCGGTATATTCCGGATTCGCAATTCAACTGCGGGGTTTTCAAGTGGTTTTACATGGGCAGGCTGTCCAATGGAAATGTGCGGCTCCTCGGAAAGCATATTCATGACGGGTGTATTTATGAGGTCGTTATGTTCGACCCCATGTCGATAAGCGTAAGCACGGAAAAGCCGTTCTGCGGCATTATCAGCGTGAAGAAAGTCATAGAGCTGTTCCCGGCGGCAGAGCGTATTCCGGATTCCATGTATGACAACAGCTATCATCATGGCGGCTATTTTTATGACTGTAACACTACAAATGCGGACTATGTACCGCAGGAGGAAAAGGAGAAACTGCGTCAGGATTGGGAGAACAACCCCCAGTGGCTTGCGTATTTTCCGTATGTTATCGGCGATAAGATACATATCGTTGCGACCTCACGCTGCCATATCCATCACTATATTTTCAGGCTGTCCGACTACTCGCAGGTTTCGAAGAAAACCATCGAAACCGACACGCTGCTCCAGACGTATGGCGTAGACTTTAAGTATGAGAGAATCAGCAATTCTTCATCGCAGTACAGGTGGTTTTACGGCGCGGGTGTGAACGGCGATTACTGCAATGCGCTGAGCGCGTTTGAGTGGGACGGTAAGTATTTTGTTATCACAAAAAATCCGCTGATAGACGGGAAAGAAGCAAGCAGTACAAATAATTTTGGACAGTTTCGTGTATTCACCAAGGACGGCAAATCCACGGGAGAGATACTTCAGTATATTGCTGATGGGACGCTATCCAATATGACTTCGGCGAGCTTCTGGGGGTTCTATGTCGATGAAGCAACAAATACACCTTTGCTTGTATGTGACAGCTGTAATGCTCAGTATTCGCTTATAGCGCTTGAAGTAATAAAGAAGGATGACGGGTATGGTTGGTACAGAATGCGCTTTTCTGCGCCTACATACGGCTCGAGTTTGATGTATTCATATGCAAACCTCATCAAGACGGACGGACTGAACCTACCGCTGTATATTCTGCCGTACTATCCGCATTCAACCGGCAGTCAGCATTTCTTCGGCTTTGCGCTTGGAATATGCAAGCTGTGTCTTACCACAATAAACAACCTGTCCGAGCCAGTGCGAAAACTGGACGGGCAGGTCATGAAAATAACTTACGACATCGTTGACGAATGATTGGAGGGATCATTATGAGAGAATTCTGGAACACAATTCAGCTTATTTTTACGGCGGTCGGCGGGTGGCTCGGCTGGTTTCTCGGAGGGAGCGATGGTTTGCTTTTTGCGCTTATTGCCTTTGTGGTGATTGACTACATAACCGGAGTGATGTGCGCTATTTCGGACAAGAAGCTGTCCAGCGCAGTCGGGTTCAAGGGAATATGCAGAAAGGTGCTTATCTTCGCTCTGGTCGGCGGCGGGCATATTCTCGACACACGGGTTATTGGCGCAGGTTCTGTTCTGCGCACTGCAGTGATATTCTTCTATCTGTCGAACGAGGGGATTTCACTGCTTGAGAATGCAGCGCACCTGGGTCTGCCCGTTCCGAAGAAACTGAAAGACGTACTGGAGCAGCTGCATAAGCGCTCGGAAAAGGAGGACGACGATGAAGATTAAAGGTGTTGATTTAAGCTACTGCCAGGAGGACATCAGCTTTCCTGCACTGAAACAGGCGGGTGTGAGATTTGCGATTATCCGTGCAGGCTTTTCCACAAAGAAAGATGTTACTATGGATAAGTTCGTGGCTGACTGCAAGAAATACGGCATTGATTACGGATTTTACTGGTACAGCTATGCTATGAGCATTGAGCAGGCAGAAGCTGAAGCTAAAAAATGTATTTCTGTGATTAAGGAACTGTCCCCGACATATCCCGTATTCTTCGACATGGAGGAGGAAAAGCAGATCGGCGATTTAAACACGGACACACGCACAAAGATGGCTATTGCTTTCTGCGAAAAGATAAGGCAGGCGGGATTCAAGCCCGGAGTTTATGCAAATCCGTCCTTTATGGAGAACTATTATGACAAGAGCAGGATTGTCGGCAAGTATGACATATGGCTTGCTCACTGGACTAACAGCCCCAATTGCCCGTCAAAGTACAACTACGGTCAGACTATGTGGCAGTGGGGACTTGACAGAATAGGCGGATACGACATTGACGGCGATATCTGCTTTACAGATTACAGTAAGAAAAAAACTGTCGAGAAAACCATAGATCAGCTTGCTGACGAGGTTCTTGCCGGCAAGTGGGATAACGGTGCGGAGCGTGAAAGGCTGCTCACCGCCGCCGGATATGATTATAACGCTGTTCAGAAAAGAGTCAACGAAAAGCTATACAGGAAAACTACCGATGAGATTGCAGTTGAGGTTATTGCGGGGCTGTGGGGGAACGGAGCTGAACGCAAGGAAAAGTTGACAGAAGCCGGGTATGATTACTCGGAGGTGCAGAGAAAAGTTAATCAGCTTATTAAATAAGAAATGTGCCGTGGGCATTTGGACTATTCCGAATGCCCACGGCTTTTTTATAAATAACTTAGTTTAACTTGTTTGAAAAACAGATGAACTGATAATCTAAACGTCACTTGTTGATAAATTACGCTTGCAATTTATTGGGATTAGTAGTATAATATAATAACAAAATTACTTAAATGGTGGTGATTAT